TCAGCAGTAATTACGGCATTGTCACGGAAGAATACACGTTTGCTTGCAACAACATAACAGACAATCACTGCCGATTTGATGGGCAGTTATCCCATGAGTACGGCGGGAACTGGCGAATTGAATATGATTTGTTGGTGTTCGGTGCTATGCCGGGGCATCTTTGGCAAGACCCAAGTGACCCTTGGTATAATCCGCATTTCACGGCGCGGCAAATCGTGCGGATTGACCGCTTTGCGGGCGGTAACAACGAGAAGAAAACAATCAAGTATACCTCGCCGTCACGGGGCGGTCCGCCAGAGGATTTCAACGATAGACACAATTGGACGCGGAACTCTGCAACTACCCAAGAAGCAGGGTTGGTAGGTTGGGCGTGGCCGCCAGTTGGTGAGGGCGGCAAAGATGTAGTTTTTTGGCTGTTCGACTACTCTTTTTCATCTCATGTGGAAAATGATTGGTGGGGGCGACCGACTTCATCAATTTGGCTACGACCGCGGAATGTTCCTTGGTGGGATGAAAGCAGTGACCGCTTCGAGGGTAGCTTCCAAGAATTTATACAAAACAGTCCGACAGACCCGCATTTAGCGCAAAACTGGCAAGTGAGCGATGCGTTGTTTCAGCCGGGGCAATCGGGTATCAGATTAATTTCACGAAAACATTGGGATGCACCTTGGCTTCGATATCCGCACTTAATGTGATTTTTACGCCGCGCCAGCGAATGGCGCATTTTTTATGCTCGAAAGGGGACAGATTTCATGGAACTTAAAACAATATGGACTGTATTACAAGCTGTGTTTGCCGCGATTGGTGGCGGCATCGGCTATTTCCTTGGTGGCTGTGACAGTTTGCTCTACGCACTCACGGCTTTCATTGTTCTTGATTATTGCTCGGGGTTGCTCTGTGCCGTGGTCGAGAAAAAGTTATCAAGTTCCGTTGGCTTGCGCGGGATTATCAAAAAAGTGCTGATTTTCCTGCTCGTTGGTGTTGCGCATATCGTTGATGCACACCTAATCGGCAACGGCGGTATTGCCCGTACTGCGGTCATTGTGTTTTTCCTCTCAAACGAGGGTTTGAGCATTTTGGAAAATGCCTGCCGCGCAGGTTTAGATGTTCCACCGAAACTGAAAGAAATTTTATCACAACTCCATCACGGAAAAAAGAAAGGGGACTGATAATGTGAATATCACAAGACAGTTAAGCCCAAACCGCAACATCGGACGGCAGGGTTGGCAGCCGGACATGATTGTTTGCCACATCACTGAGGGCGCATTTAACGGCACGGTTTCATGGATAACGAATCCCGCTTCTCAAGTATCATACCACTTTGTTGTTGCCCGTGACGGCAGAATAGTTCAAGCCGTGGATATTTGCAACACCGCTTGGGCAAACGGAACTACGCGCAACAATGATAACCGCGACAACAGACACTCACCTTTGCAAACCGTGCGCGACCGTGGAGTCAATGCAAATTTGTACACAGTTTCTATCGGCTTTGAGGGCAGATTTGCCGAAAAGCAAGGCGGTCTGTCCATTGCGCAATTGGAAGCAGGGATTTGGTTAATTCAACACATCCGCGAAGAAATCAATCGGCTGTACAGCGTTCGCGCTGTGGCGTTCCAATTTGACCGCAAGCACATAGTCGGTCATCACGAAATCACGCCGCGCACTCGTCCTCACTGCCCCGGTCCGCAATTTCCCTTTGACGCAATTGTCCAAATCCTGCAAGAAAAGCCGACAGAGCCGCTCGAACCCGAAGAACCGTGCATTCCCCCGGCAAACTCCGAACAACTCCCGAACATTCACGTTCCGAGCCATTGGGCGCAAGAAGCGTGGACATGGGCTGTAAATAACGGTCTTACAGACGGCACTAATCCTCAAAACCCTGCCACACGAGAACAAATGATGACGCTTATATTCCGTTACCACAATTTCGCGCAGTAACATTCTATCTCAATTCCCCCTTGCCACTGCGGTGAGGGGGGTTCTTTTTCCTGGAAGAATGGAGGGTGTTTATGACACAAATACAAAAAGACCAGATACAAAAACACAGAGCAAGTGGCGTTGGATATACAGCCATCAGCCAGATAATGGGGCTTCCGTTCAATACAGTGAAATCCTACTGCAAACGAAATAATCTCGGCGGGAAATTGGCAGGAAAACAATCCACAGATGTTTCACAGTCGTTCTGCAAAAAATGTGGAATGCATATCGCGCAAACTGCCGGGCGCAAGGAAAAGAAATTTTGCTCTACCGACTGTCGTCTTACTTGGTGGAAAGAACATCCCGAACTCACACAGAAAAAAGCCGTGTATTCCTTTTCGTGTATGTACTGTAACACAAATTTCACTGCCTACGGAAACAAAAAACGCAAATTCTGTTCCCATGCTTGTTATGTTGCCGACCGTTTCGGCAAGAGGGCTGTGTCATGAGTAGCGAAAATTTCAGCCGTGAATGCGGCTACCAAGCCACTGCCGCAATTGCAAGAACCATGCTCTCCCGTGGGGTAATCACCCAAGAGGAGTTTTGCAAAATTGATACAATTTTATTGGAAAAATACCGTCCTGTTTTGGGCGGTTTACGGACAAGAAAACAACCGAAAAACCTTGATAAATAAAGGGTTTTGAGTGATATATGGTGGGTAGAAAGGAGTGGTTTTTCATGCGGAAAATCCATAAAATTGACACCGTGAAAACGAGTCTGCCGACCAAAAAACGAGTCTCGGCGTATGCGCGGGTGTCATTGGAAAGCGAACGATTGTTGAACTCGCTTTCTGCCCAAGTTAGCCACTACAGCGCGTTTATCCAAAAGCACACCGAATGGGAATATGTGGGCGTGTATGTGGACAGCGGACAGTCGGGTACAAGTTCGGGCAGGGATGAATTCCAACGTCTTATCGCAGACTGCGAAGCCGGGAAGATTGACATCGTGCTAACAAAAAGCATTTCACGCTTTGCCCGCAACACAGTTGACTTGCTCGAAACGGTGCGGCATTTGCGCGAACTTGGTGTTGAGGTTCATTTCGAGCGCGAGAAAATAAATTCCATGAGCAATGACGGTGAATTGATGTTATCCATTCTCGCGTCATTTGCACAGGAAGAATCGCGCACGGTCAGCGAAAACTTGAAATGGGCAATACGAAAGGGCTTTCAAGAGGGCAAACCCCACAGGCAACACATTTATGGGTATCGCTACAGGAACGGCAACTTTGAGATTGTTCCCGAGGAAGCCGAGGTAGTGCGGTTTATTTTTGACTGCTACCTTAAAGAAATCTCGGCGGCGAATACCGCAAAAATGCTCAACGAAAGCGGAACTAAGCCCTACTACGGCGAGAAGTTCAGAGGTTGCACAATAAGGAATATGTTGGTGAACGAGTTTTACATGGGTACGCTTCTGCTACAAAAAACCTATGTGGAATGCCACCTCACCCACAAAGGGCGAAAGAACAACGGAGAACTTCCCATGTATTGTATCGAAGATTCGCACCCTGCCATTATCAGCAGGGCAGTATTTCAGCGGGCTCAAGAAGAACGTGCGCGGCGCAAAGCACTCGGCGTGTTGGCAAACGTGGGAATAAACACCTCGGAACTGACATCTAAACTTATTTGTGGTGCTTGCGGAGGCGTGTTCCATCGCAAAACTCGGACTTCTTCCAACGGCACAAGAACCGTTTACTGGCGGTGTTTAACCAAGGCGAATAAGGGCAAGGCGGTCTGCTCGATGGGGAATGTCATCGACGATAAGCTAAAGCAGGTCGCCACTGATGTTTTGGGCTTGGGCGAATACGACAGTGATGCATTTGTCAAACACATAAATTTTGTAAGTGTTACGGGTAAGGAAACGTTGGTTTTCCACTTTATGGACGGCACGGAAGTTACAAAGCATTGGAAACGCACGGGACACAAGGATGCTTGGACTGTCGAAAGAAAACAAGCCGAGTCGGACAGGCGCGCAAGACTTAGGGAGGGCAAGCAATGAGGCAAAAGAAAGCAATAACGGTCATTCCTGCAACCATTAATCAACATACTTTCGCGCCGATAAACGAATCCCGAAAACGGCGCACATCGGGGTACGCCAGAGTTTCGACTGACAGCGAAGAACAGCTTACCTCTTATGCCGCGCAGGTAGATTATTATACAAACTACATTCAAAGCCGCGAAGATTGGACGTTTGGTACTGTCTATACGGACGAAGGCATATCAGCTACGTCAACTGCCAAGCGTGACGGCTTCAAAAGAATGATTGCAGACGCATTGGACGGCAAGATTGACCTTATCGTTACAAAAAGCGTTTCAAGGTTCGCCCGGAATACTGTGGATAGCCTTTCCACCATACGCCTATTGAAAGAAAATGGCGTGGAGGTCTATTTTCAGAAAGAGGAAATTTGGACTTTCGACAGCAAGGGTGAACTGCTGATTACGATTATGTCGAGCCTTGCGCAGGAGGAGTCACGGTCTATATCCGAGAACTGCACTTGGGGGCAACGAAAACGGTTTGCAGACGGCAAAGTTTCTGTACCCTACAAGCATTTCCTCGGCTACGATAAAGGCGAAAACGGCACTCTGGTCATAAACGAAGATGAAGCCGTTTTGGTGCGGGAAATTTATCAAATGTTTCTTGATGGC